AGAAAGCACTTTCACAGCAAGCATCAAACGTCAAGGTGGGACTTGACAACACCAAAGCCCCCTAAGTTGTAGAGGACATTAGGGGGTTTTGTTGTAACCAGACCTTTCTTCCAATCTCGTCACCTTATTATCCAAAGTATTCAACCTCTTAAATATTTCAACCGTATAAGATTCCCTCTTCCTACCAGTATTTGCGGCGACCATCGCCACGACAGAAATTGAAGCCCCAAGAATTGCAGCAATAACCTCGTTCACCCTACCCCCACTTGCATGTTGTAACTCATCTTAGTTGACTTAACCTAATTACTATGTTATACTTAATTACATACATACCATTGTATTACATCACATGAAAAAGCCACGTTCTTGGAAAGAGGCATTAGCCCATCCAAACATTCAAGCCATTGATCCTGAAGAGCATGATGGCGACACCAAGTACTACATTTCCATCGCTAGTCATGTTTACAACCCAGTAACCGATTGGATGGGTGGAGCATTTTTTGTTGAAAGCTTTAGTGAATTACGAGATCAATTGAGTTGGAGAACAACCGACCAATCAGACACAAACGAACGCACAAAATACTGTGCTTCACTACCTGAGTGCGAGCGATGAAATTAACCAAAGGGCAAGCACAAATTCTCGCTGATCGACCACAAGATTGCATAGCCGAAGCTCTATCTAATACTTTTGGTTGGGACTATGACGAAATTGACGCAAAGGCCACTAATTTACTATTCGGTCTTGAATGTCAAGCCAAACCAGAACTCCCAGACAAATTAGACGAGCATCAACTATGGATTTTGCAAGATGCAATCTCAGGCAACACCATCATGGCAAGAGCCCAAGATTCAATCGACGGCGAAGACTACACTCCCCAACAATATGCCGGTCTTTGCAGATCACTCAAAACCCTAATCAAAAAGTTAAAAACACTCGGTTGTGAGATCGAAGACAGTTGGGAGCATTACTACTAAACCACCCCGCCCCCGCAAGGGGGCTTTTTTAATGACATGCTTTAGACTACTTACATAAGTAGGAATAGCAATTGAGTTTACTAGCGAACGTACCCGGTGGATCATGCCTCGAACCACCCATTCAGGTATCCAGCCGAGCGAGAGAAACTAATGAAAAATTGCGATTTAAAATTGTAGAAGGGTTACTACCAGCCCAACGAACATTTTGTAATGATCAAAAACACCTCATTCTCGGCTTCATCGGAGGCTTCGGAAGTGGAAAAACCAGAGCGTTATGTGCAAAAGCAGTTTTACTGTGCATGGATAACCCCGGAACAGTGGGCGCAGTCTTCGAGCCTACAAACATATTGCTTCGCGACGTATGGATGAGAAGCTTCGATGATTTCCTAGAGGAATACGAAATCGAACATGACTTCCGAGTATCCCCGCAACCGGAATACATCATCCACACCGAACACGGAAGCACCACCCTGTTATGCCGCGCCACCGAAACATGGAATCGCATCCGAGGCCAGAACTTATCATTCTGCCTAGCTGACGAGATCGACACCAGCCCAATGGATGTCGCGCAAAAAGCAAGTGAAATGTTCCTAGCCAGATTAAGAGGAGGTAAGAACCCAGTCCTTGCGGTTGGATCTACCCCAGAGGGATACAAATGGTGCTACCGCACTTTCGTAGAAAACGGCGACAGAGAAGACCGCCGCATGATCAAAGCAAAAACAACAGATAACCCGCACCTCCCACCCGGCTTCATCGACTCCCTATACCAAAACTACGACGCAAATTTAATAGCCAGTTACATCGAAGGCGAATTTACCAACCTAGAGAACACAACTGTTTACCATCCATTCGATAGAGATAAACATTGGACCGACGAACAACTTAACAACGAAGACCGCATATTCATCGGCGTAGACTTCAACGTAGCCGCATGTTTTTGCATGACAATCATACGTCGCGGCGACGAATTCCACGTCATAGATGAACACTACCCCAAAGACACCCCCGCCGTAGTCGAAAAGTTAAAAGATACCTACCCCGAGCAATTACAAAGAGAAAACCTAGTCATCATCCCAGACGCAGCAAGCAAACAGCGCACAACCACCAACGCCTCCGAGTCTGATCTTAGTCTACTTAAAAAAGGAAAGTTCATCGTTAAGTCACAATCAAGCAACCCACTTGTCGCCGACCGAGTTAACTGCGTCAACGTCTTGTTATTAGCGAACCGCTTAAAGGTACACAACCGTTGCAAGTACTTAATTAAGTCTCTAGAACAGCAGACGTATGACAAAACCGGTAAACCAACCAAAGGAATTGGCGGCTTAGATGATATCTCTGGACCGGTAGACGCGCTAGGCTACTGCATATCATATTTAGCTCCATTACGTCGTTGGACAAGTGGTGGATCAACCATTCGTATCTACTAGAATAGGGACATGACTATTTCCGGCTCCACCTACCCCTCGCGTCCGGGTAAAAATGCACTTATTGACTTAGGTGGATTAACCGGAAGGGTAGACATCCCCAAGAACGACCAACCCGAAGACCCAAGCGCAAAGAACGCAGCAGTTCTCGGAATGATCCCTTTCTGGGACCCAATCAACACCTGTGTTGGCGGCACCAAAACCATCCGTCAAAACGCGGAGAGTATCATCCCGCGCGAACCCCGCGAAGATGACGACGCTTATAGCCGTCGCATTTTCCACGCAGTCATGCCCCCCTTCCTCCAACGCCTAGCATCACAAGCTGCGGGAACGATTTTAAGAAGAGGCATCCACTTAGAAGGAGGCGATCAAGAATACTGGCGCGAGTGGTCAAAGGATGTCACAGGAGACGGCACACCCCTAAACGAATTCGCAAGACGAGTCTTAGTAGACGCACTCTTATATGGACATACCAGTGTCTTGGTCGAAAGTCCGAGCGACATGCCTAACAATCTGGCTGAAATGCGCTCTGGAGATTACAGACCTTACCTATGTCCTATTGAGGCACAACAAATATGTGGTTGGCGCACCGAAGGCAATCGAGCGCAAGCCGACCTCACCCAATTACGTTATTCGGAGGTAGTGAGTGAACCGGAAGGAAGATTTGGCGAAGATGTCATCGAGCAAGTCCGAGTCCTCGAACCAGGCAAATACGAAGTCTGGAGAACAGAAAACGCAACCACCGGAAGAAACGCAGGCTGGTACCTCCACGAATCAGGAAGCTACGACCTCAACCAAATACCAGTCGTCACAGTGTATTCCAACCGTCTCGGGACACTCCTTTCTCGACCCCCGCTATTGGAGGTCGCGAACCTAAACATCGCTTATTGCCAACGCTTCACTGATTACCACCACAGTATTCATGTAGGAAGTCAGCCTATTTTCGTACTCAAAGGTTTCGACCCTGACAGTGATAATAAGCTCGGCCTATCAGTTAACACTGCTGTCTTACTTCCTCCAGATGGCTCGGCTGATTACGTATCTAGCAATAGCGATTCATTCCAATCTCAACTGGATTGCCTACGCACACTGGAAGAGCAAATCAGCAGCCTTGGAATCAGCACATTAGCGAGACAAAACATCACCAATGCTGCGGCAGAAGCCAAACGACTCGACAGGATCGACAGTGATTCCATCATGTCCATCATCAGTGAAGACTTAGCTCGCGCCATCACCGAAATCTTAGGTATGGCAGCGGATTACGCAGGTGTCGAGCCTCCAACTGTGACCATCCCACGCGACTACGAGAATCGTTTACTTGACGGCAACCAAATCACTGCAATGCTCCAGCTCCAGATGCAAAACCAGATTTCACAAGAGACACTCTTACGCATCTTGCAAGAGGGAGAAGTCATTCCTCCTTATGTCGAAATCGACGGTGAACTAGCCAAAACAAAAGATGAACTAGAGGACAAACTCGAATTAGATCTCGATCAAGCTCGCGAGCAAGTCAAGATTAAGAATGAAGAGACAGGTGGAGGCATTACCAGTGGTGATGCTGCGGCAGGAAAGACCAAAGGTTCAATGACCTTGCCCACGCCAATGAGATCTGGCAAGTATGCAGAGTAATGATAAGGAAGAAGAACTACTTGCTTTATTTTTGTTGTTCGCAAGTCGAATTGAAGCGAGAATAGAGCAAGAGGTGAGGCCCATCCTTCGCCTCGCAATGTTAGAGCTACGTCAATTAATTGAGCAGATTAGTCCAACGGGTCAATTTCGCACGTATGAGTGGCAACAGATACAACCTTTAGCCTTACCGATTTTATCGACAATTACTAGCGTTCTTCGGGTACAGATCCCGCCAGAACTAGAGGCAATACGACCAAGAATACAAAAAGCAGCGGCAGAGTATGTTGACCAACCTGTTCCTGAGTTTCAGCCCATCGGTAATCAGGAGTTATTAAGAAGGGTAGTAATCGGGGGAATAACATTGAGCCAAATCCTCGGGACTCCGGGTGTATCTAATCGTCTAACAATAAACATGGCAAAGGATTTAGATCGTCTAGTACGCACTTCGTTATTTAAAGAAACACCAACAACAGAGATTGCTGACAAGATCGTACGAACCCTAGAGCGTAATGGTCGAGTAATTGCACAAATTCGTAAAGGGTCTTATGGCAATCGAATACTAAACAGAACCAACAACACAATCACCGCAGCGGTTTGGGACATCGCAAATAAAACAGCTAGAGATTTTTGGAAGGACACCGCAGCACCGGGTCAAGAGTGGATGTGGTTAGCAACATTAGAAAATACCTGTCAATTATGTTTGCCATACCACCGAGTCACAAAGCCAAGTCTTGATGATTTTCCAGCATTACCTAAAGTCCATCCAAACTGCCGATGTGTTGTAGTTCCGGTAGTATGAAGTTACTTAGATAAGTAAGAACATGGCATGTTGGTATCCAAGTCCGTGGTGGCCCCGTTGGGATACGGCTCCAGCCCAAGCTGTTACACCAAAAAAAGCCAGTAAGCCACGTAAAACAGCAACAAAAAAGAAAGAAGTAGTACCTAGTTAAGTAGTTACTACCAAAATAAGTAAGAACGAGGTAGAATGTAGTCAACCTCTAGTTTTTGCATGTCTGAGGAAACAGCGGTAGTCGAGCCTGTGGCCGACGCTGTTAGTGAGTCCGTGACCGCTACACCCGCACCAATTCCACCCAATCCCCCTGTTAGTTCACCGGAGGGCAGTGCCGCCGAAGAATTACTAACAAAGAAATTAGGCTTCGCCAATTCACAAGCTGCCAAAGCTAAGAAGGAAGCGGAACAGGCAAATAAGCGGCTATTAAAGCTCCAATCGGACTTTGACAAGCTACAGGAAACACAACAGAGCGCAGTGCGTGAAAACCTTGAGAACCAAGGTGCTTACAAAGAGTTATACGAGTCAGAGAAGCAGCGTTGCAAGACGTTGGAAACTCGACTTTTAACTGAGACTGCTGAATTACGAACTGAGTTGGAGTCTGTGACCCAATCAGCGAGTCAAGAGCGTCTCAAAGCCAGTTCTTTAGCAGCGATCTCACAATCCAACGCATTAAACCCTGAGCAAATGTATGTATTGCTCCAACCTTTATTGCGACAAAATGATGAAGGCAACCCAACTGTGTTAAACGGGGGCGTTGAACAGAGTTTGGGAGACTATCTCACCAATTTGAAGCAAGCGAAGGAGTGGCAACATCATTTTGCTGCGAGTGGAAGCCGAGGAATGGGATCAAACGCAGCGTCACCAAGCGTCGCACCGGGAATGACTAACCCCTACAAAACGGGGAACATGACGGAAGCGATCAAGCTTGAAGTTGAAAATCCTGAGTTAGCCAAAGTGCTGAAAGCAGAAGCGTCCAGAGGGTAATTCACGGTAAACCCTACTTAAAAGCCAATGGCGGCGACCTATCAAAATTACAGTGGCGGTACCT